CAAAGCCCTTGGCAACAGCATGGCGGTCCCGTGCATGGCGTGGATCGGCCAGCGAATCCAAGCGGTCGAGGACTTGGCGAAGACCCTCCCCGTCAACGACACGGCACCGCAAATAAAGGAACAGGCCGCATGACCTCCGCCCGCCAACGCAAGAAGCGCCAAGCCCGCGCCTCCGCCCCCCGGATGATCGGGGCGAACGATAACGGAGCGGGGACGGCCAACGACAACGAGGCTCTGGTGATCTCCGGCACGCGGCTCAACGAGAGCCAAGCCCGCCGGTTTCGCCAAGCGGTCCTCGCCGTAGCGTCCCCCGACTTGCGCCAGCGCCGGGAAGGCCGGGAGGCCATGCTCCGACTTGAGGAGGAGATCGAGGCAGCGAAGCAGGCCATCCGGGTGGCCAACGACATCGCCGAGACCGTGGGGCTCGAAAGCCTCCGGGGCTCGCAGATCGAGACGTCCGACCGAAAGGAACACGAAGGGCGAAAGCGGATCGCCTCCCGCGACGGGCTGGAGACCCTGATGACGGCCCGGTCCCTTTCGGCCAACCAGTTCGCCGCGGGCCTCCGGTTCCGCACGGACTACGAGCTCCTCGACCCGGAGAAGGGGCTTACGCCGCCGGCCCTTGACCAGACCCGCAACATCACCCGAGGCGGGGAAGGCTGGGCGAAAAAGCGCACGGAGCGGGAACTCTTCGTCCGGGATCTGGAGAAGCTGATCCAGGAGGAGGACCGGACCTTCAAGGGGCCGAACGGACGGACGGCGGTTGAGCGCACCGGCCGCGCGGTCTGGGCCTTGCGCGAGATCGCAGGCAAGGGATCAAACCTTCGGAGCTTGAGCAACAGCGGGTCCGTGCAGCGGAGTATCTCCGAGGCCCTGGTCCTCGCCCTGGACTGCGCCGCCGTCGCCTACGGGCTGGAATAGCACATACCGTGCCCCACAACCCGCCACCGCACCACATCTTGACCCGGAGCGGTAACCGTGCCCATAAGCGAACGTCGATAGACGCGACCAGACGGCCGAGCCCGGCGGATCACCCCCGGCTCGGAAGACGTCACCCCAGCACCGGAATCCCCATGCGACATTTCTGGAAGGCCGTTATCGGCTTGGCCAACGCCATGCACCGCGCGGCCGGCGTTCGGTAACGGATGCGCCCGAGCGATCTGACACAGCGGCCTATCGCGGACCTCGTCCCCTACGCGCGCAACAGCCGGACGCACTCCGAGGCCCAAGTCGCCCAGATCGCCGCCTCGATCACGGAGTTCGGGTTCACCAGCCCGGTTCTGGTTGACGCCGAGGGCGGGATCATCGCCGGTCACGGCCGAGTTCTCGCCGCTCAATCCCTCGGGCTTGAGACCGTTCCGGTCCTTGTCCTCGACCACCTCTCCGAAGCCCAGCGCCGGGCCTATGTGATCGCCGACAACAAGCTGGCCGAGAACGCCGGCTGGGACGACGACGCACTCCGGGCCGAGATCGAGGAACTGGCGCGCGGCGGCTACGGCTTGGACGTCATCGGTTTCGACGCCGACGAACTGGAGGCCCTGCTCAACCCGCCTTCCACCAGCCAGGCGGACCCGGACGAGGTGCCCGAGCCCCCAGCCATCCCCGTCACCCGCCCCGGCGACGTGTGGCTTATGGACAAGCACCGGATCATCTGCGGAGACAGCACCGACGCGGAGACGGTCGCGGCGCTGCTCCAAGGGGCGAAGCCGCACCTGATGGTGACCGACCCGCCGTATGGCGTGAACGTTGTCGGCCGCGAGGGAAAAATTGGCGGCAGCGTCCTCGCGAAAAATCAACGCTACGAGAAGGTCATCGGGGACGACCGCCCCTTCGACCCGTCATTCCTGTTCGCGATCTGCCCTGATGGCGTCGTGTTCGGAGCCAACTATTTTCCCGAGGCGCTTCCCTCTCGCGGTCAATGGATCGTTTGGGACAAGGGCCGCCCCGAGGGCACAACCTTTTCCGACGCTGAACTGGCGTGGACTAGCGGAAAAGGGATCGCGGTGCGGATGTATCGCTGCGTCTGGAATGGCATGACCCGAGAGGGCGAAAGCGGCGCGCGGGTCCATCCGACCCAAAAGCCCGTCAAACTGTTTGCTGAGATCGTGGGAGACTTCGCGTCGCCCGGCGCTCTGATATTTGAGCCGTTCAGCGGTTCGGGGACCACGATCATCGCCGCCGAGATGACCGGCCGCCGCTGCTACGCCATTGAACTCAGTCCCGCTTATGTCGATGTAGCTGTAAAGCGGTGGGAGGATTTCGCCGGCCGGGTGGCCACCCTCCAAGCCACAGGCCAATCCTTCCGGGAGGTTGCCGATGAGCGACGCGCCCTCGCAGCCTGAACTTGATAAGGGCCAGCGCCGCCCCGGGACCGAAGACGTCCCCGCCATCATGGAAATGATCTCGGGCGGGAAGTCACTCCGCGCCGCCTGTCGCGAACTTGGCCTGCACAACCCTTCGACCGATGCGTTCATCCGGGCGAACCCAGACTATCGCGAGCAATACGCACACGCGCGCGAGAGCCGGGCGGAGTTCCTTCAAGAGGACGGCCTCACCATCACGAAGGCGGCGGCGCTCGGGCAATCGGTCCAGGGTCACAAGATCGACCCGGCCGGCGCGCGTGTTTACCTCGACGCCTTGAAGTGGGCCGCGGCTCGCATGGCCCCAAAGACGGCCCCGGTTCAACGGGTCGCGCATACGTTCTCGCACCTTTCGGACGAGGAGCTTGCGGCGGAGATCGCGACCTTGAGCGGGGAAGCGGATGACGCGCCCGCTTTCGAGGACTGATCGGGAGCGGCTCCTCGCCGCCCTGCGAGAGAAGCAGGCCCGGGCGGATCGGCACCGGGTTGAGACGAAGCGGTCGGAGATCGTCGCCGGTTGCCGGCCGCTCTACGGCTTTATCGAAGAGTTCTGGCATACGCTGGAGCCGGCGCGGCCCTTCGTCGGGGGCTGGGCGATCCGGGCGATGTGCGCCCACCTCGAGGCGGTCTCGCGCGGGGAGATCAAGCGGCTCCTGATCACCGTCCCCCCGGGGATGATGAAATCCCTCCTGCTGGTCTTTTGGACCGCTTGGGAATGGGGGCCGCAAGGCGCGGCGCATCTCCAAGTCCTGGCGACCAGCTACAGCCAAGCGAACGTCCTGCGCGACAACCTCAAGCTCCGGCGTCTCGTCGAGAGCGAGAAATATCAAGCCCTCTGGCCGCTCGACTTGCGGGGCGATCAAAACGCCAAGGGGAAGTTCGAGAACACGGCCAACGGCTTCTCGGAGGCCCGCCCGTTTAGCTCTATGACCGGCGGCCGGGCCGACCGCGTCAAGGTGGACGACCCGCACTCTACCGAGACGGCGGAGTCGGAGGTCGAGCGCGAGACGACGGCCCGCATCTTCCGCGAGGGGATCACCGACCGCCTCAACGACGTGCAGACCAGCGCCATCGTAATCATCATGCAGCGGCTCCACGCCAAGGACGTCGCCGCGGTTGCCATGTCCCTCGATATTGGCTTCGTTCATCTCAACCTCCCGATGGAGTTCGAGACGGCGCGGATCGGCGCGGACGGGAAGAGGACGGGCGGCCCCTGCCGGACCTACGTCAACGGCTCCCTCTTCTTCGAGGATCCCCGAACAATCGAGGGCGAGCTTCTATTTCCCGACCGCTTCCCGGCCGCCGAGGTCGAGACGCTCAAAAAGGGCAAGGGTGCCTACGCCTGGGCCGGCCAGTATCAGCAGCGGCCCGCGCCGCGCGACGGCGGCCTTTTCAAGCGCGAGTGGTTCAAGATCGTCAGCACGATGCCGGCCGAGATCACGCGAACCGTCCGGGCTTGGGATATTGGAGCGACCGAAGGCGGGGGCGACCCGAGCGCCGGGGTCCGTTGCAGCAAGGCGGGCCAGGGCGAGCGGGCAACCTACTATTTCACGGACTGCCGATCCGGCCAGTGGTCGCCGGCCAATCTCGAAGCACAAATGCAACTGACCGCGGCGGCCGACACTCCGGCGGTCACGATCCGCATACCGCAAGACCCGGGCGCGGCCGGCAAAGGGTACGCCAAGACGCTCGCCAACCGCCTCCACGGGTACGCGGTCAAGATCGAGCGTCCGACCGGCTCCAAAGAAACCCGGGCGCTGGCCTTGGCCACCCAGGCCGAGGCCGGGAACGTCTACATTCTGGCGACCGGCGACCCGGCCAAAGACGCATGGATTGAACCGTTCGTTGACGAGCTGTGCGGCTTCCCATCGGGAGCGCATGACGACAAGGTCGATGCCGCCGCCGACGCCTTCAACGAGCTGGCGCTTGGCTTTGTCGCCGCGCCGGCTCTCTTCGGCACCTACGCAAGCGCGAGAGGCTAACGCATGGCGAAGACCTCCAGCACGCCCGAGACAGTTTCGACCGACTATCTGGCGATGCGGCCGTATTGGCAGACGGTGGCGGACATCCTCGGCGGTGCGCCGGCCATGAAGGCGGCGGGCGAGACCTATCTCCCCCGGTTCCCGAACGAGACGACGGACGACTACGACTACCGGCGCAAGAACGCCCGGTTCACCAACATCTACGCCGACGTCGTCACCAGCCTCGCGCGCAAGCCCTTCGGCGAAGAGATCGCCCTGGCTGACGGCGCTCCCGATCGGGTCGCGGCTTTGGCCGAGGATATCGACGGGCGGGGGAACAACCTCCACGTCTTCGCCTCCGAGACCTTCTTCGACGGCGTCAACGACGCGGTGAGCTGGGTTCTGGTCGATTACACCCGCGCCACCGAGCGGGCGGACGGCCAGCGCCTCTCTCTCGCGGACGAGCGGGTCCAAGGCCTTCGCCCCTACTGGGTGCGGATCCCGGCCAACCGGATGCTCGCGGTCTATTCCGACACGGTCCGAGGGGCCGAGATCATCACCCACGCCCGGATTCGGGAAGACGTGGTCATGCGCGACGGCTTCGACGAGGTCGCGGTCGAGCGCGTTCGTATGTTCGACCGCGCCCCGATCTACGCCATGCTGGAGGACGGCACGGTCACGGACACGGTGATCGACTACGGCCCGGCGATCTTCACCATCTACGAGCGCCGCGTCGAAGCGGTTGGCCGCCGGACCAACAACGGCTGGGACATCGTCGATCAAGGGCCGGTTACGCTGGGCGTGATCCCGCTGGTCCCCTTTATCACCGGAAAGCGGATCGGCGGCGGCTGGCGCTTTTATCCCCCGCTCCAAGGCGTCGCGGACCTCCAGGTCGAACACTACCAGCAGGAGACGGCGCTCAAGTCGATCAAGGAGCTGACCGCCTTCCCGATGCTGGCCGGAAACGGCGTCCAGCCGGGCATGAGCGCCGGCAAGGTCCAAGCCGTCCCGGTCGGCCCGCGCGCCGTCCTCTACGCCCCGCCAAACGGCGAGAACGGAAACCACGGCGAGTGGTCGTTCATCGAGCCCTCGTCGGAAAGCCTGCGGTTCCTTGCCGAAGAGGTGAAGGCAACCGAGGCGCAGATGCGCGAGCTCGGCCGCCAACCGCTCTCCGTCTCGGCGGGGATCACCGTCGTCGCCGCGGCGTTCGCGTCGCAGAAGGCGACCTCCGTCCTTCAAGCCTGGGCTCTGGGCCTCAAGGACTGCCTCGAACAATGCCTGAAACTGACCGCCGACTGGCTGAACCTCGGCCTTGAGCCGGAGATAAGCTGGAACCTCGACGACCTCGACCTGACCGACGACGACAAGGGGCCGACCTCGATCATGGAGGCCCGCAAGAACGGCGACCTCTCGCGCGAGACGGTCTGGGCCGAGTTCCGCCGCCGTGGCGTTCTCGCCGCCGACTTTGACCCCGACGCCGAAGCCGACCGCCTGGAGGCGGAAATGCCCGGCGACGACGAAGAGTCGGACCTCATGGCCGCGGCGGGAGCGGTCGAGTGATCCACCCGCTCGCTCACGTTCAGGGCGCGTTCCTGGGCGAGGGCGTGACCGTTTGGCAGTTCGCGAGCGTGACCGGCGGGACCATCCTCGGAGCCGGCTGTTCGGTCTCCCCTTTCGCCATGCTCCACGGGCCGAAGCTC